GTCGGGATCGCTACGTTTCCCCATTGAGAATCAATCTGCAACATTAACGAAAGCAGTTTTGTCACTGCTCTTTTCCATATTTCGATCTTAGCTCCTCGAGTATTTCGTGTCTTACTGTCCCGAGAATCTGACTCTGTAGCAGTCATTGCCACACTGGGACTTAGCCCGAATGTCTGCATTGAATAGCCCGAACCGCTCACAATTCTTTCCATAAGAGCTAAAGCCGTAGCGCCGTGCTCATCGCAACGGATCTTAAACTGGTTCGGATGGATTTCCATCTTATCGCTACTCACGCCAAGGGCATTCATTTCAACAAAGACAGATTGATCCAGATCGAATGTACCTTCTTGCCCTCGGCCCTTACTGCTCAAATAACCTTGCGGGACAATGATTCGAGCTTTACCCAAGTGAATATCACGCATCCAACTTGTCCAGGTCTCATCTAATGCGTCCATCGTACCAATTGACGAATGGTAGTCAGAACGTCCTAGATTACTTGCCTGCCCCAGGTCATGCCAGGTACGTGTTTTAAGGTTAGGTACAAACACACAGTCTAGGTCAAACAGATTAGTAGGGACGTCATCCTCTAACCTAGCTGTCTCGTCTGCGGTAGCTAAGGGAACCCTGTTACCTATGGTAGTAGAGGTACCAGCATACAATCCGTGTTGAATAGACCCCTTCTCATGCAATTCTAAATGCCTGTAAACCCTACCCGTTTCCGACTCGATAATACGCCGTTAAGATGTCATGCGAAAAGGTGGGAATAGCAAGATCCGGATAAATAATGGAAAGAAGAGGCATATCTGATAGCTTGGAATCATACCCAACTCGGATATAAACATCACCCAGTGCTGAACTAATTTCCGCAGCCTCTAACAGCTTAACAAACAAACCGTTGTCAATGTATTCTTCGATCCTAGCCTGATGCTCCTTAGTAGATACCTCTATCTTAGGCGGACGTCGGAATAACTGGTGACTACTCTCCCCCGCTATCTCCTCTGCTAACGGAATGTGGAGCTTGTTCCGGTAGCTAGTGCCACGACTCTTAGGCGTACCCCAAAAGATACGGGATACCGCACCGACCAGCCCGCCATAGAATTGCGATGCACGCTCCCCTGTCTGACTCGTGACGTGACTACCGTAATAAGACATTAGAGCTGCTGGATCGCCAGAATACCATGCGGCTAGTTCTTTGTACTTAGACGCGACAGTATCGAATGGCGGGGGAGGCCACTTAACATTACTCGTCGGGAGAGGCATCAATCAACCTTTCAAACTCCTCGGGCATATAGTCTGTAAACTTCCCGTTAGCCTTGAGTAGATACTGACCGATCCTTGCACGGTTCCAGATAACAGCGTGAGTAAGCCCCTCGGTACAGTACTCCACACCAGATAAGCCAGCTACTACTCCGTTACACCATTTCGCAGCCTCGGTCAGATTACCTTTCGATAGTAGCACGTACTCGACTGGGATGGACTTAGTTACACCATTCTGGATTTTCATTTCTTTTTCCTTCCTCCGTGAGACTTGCTATTAGCTATCGGCTAGCCATGCTACGAAATCCGGGTTATCCCGTAGTACACCCAACAACGGGCCGGACATAGCCGCTACAGCTCTTTCTTCGATGTCCTTCAAATTAGCCTCGGCGTCTCTATCTGGATCACAGTCCGTCACTCGGAAACAAAGGTGCAAAACCTCATGCAACACAGTTTCTCGTTTATAGTCCTCTCCAATAGGGGTATTCATTTTAATAGACTTCGTGCCAACCGCAATCAATTGAGTGGAAGGGCTTGAATACCCGATATAGTCTCCCCTATCCTTTACAGAGTGCTCGGCGACTAATTGATCTGACTCCACAATCCTAATAGTCAAGTGACCAATTCTAATACTTTCTGGCATATTCATTACGCTACCGCCCCTCCACTAAATACAGCAATCCAGCGCGCCTTAGACACGCCCGGGAAATGCTCGAGCAAGAATCGTTCACCCTCTTTGCCTAGGAACCATGCCCGCATATCTTCCGTTGTGTCGTCAAACTCCCCAACCGTAACCCGCTTAGCTAAAACATCTAGTCTTAGTGCAGTCAGCTCCGTAACCAAAGTTACTTTGGGAGTAGCCTCGCCCGAGGCCAGATCGCTATAATAGCCCTCCCCCGCACGCTTGACCATCCGAGGGCTTGCTCCGACCCCTTCCAACATAGCAGCTAGTTTCTCGTCCGTTGCACTCATACTACTCCCCTTATAGTATTTCTCCAGACACGTTCCGGGGTAATGATTCCGTAACGCATGGCATCACAACAATGGTCATTAACCTTGAGGGGAGCATCCTCACCCTTTAGGGCTGCTTTAGGGTCCCATACATATCCCGGGATCTCCTCTAACAGGTAAACGCATTTCGGGCTAATAGTAATCATGCCCTGACTCAAGAGACTAGCTATCCGGCGTAAACCGTATTTCACGTCATTATTCGCTTTGTGTAGGTTATGAACTCCGCGCACGAACATCTCACGGGTAAACGATGCTGCGCTAGGATCGGGGCAGATATAGTCTGGATCTATCCGACTAGCCACTAACCAATCCTGCACGGCGTCTACTAATTGAGAGTCAGTTAGGGGACTAGCTATATACAGCTCATCGAAAATGTGCAACCCCTCCGGCCGTACCTCAATTGCCAGCGCGACAAAGGGATTAGTTGTACCGTAGTCAATGCCTATTATTACGTCCGAACCGCCGAGACGTTCTTTTTCCGTTACGTGTAAATCCGGGTCAAACATGTCATAAATCGTGCCATCGGCGATAACCCACAAACCGTCGATATAGCGTAACTTCCATAGCCCGGTGTACTCCTTTGTTAGGTTAGTACGAAACTCTGCCGGGAGAAATGGATTATCATCTAATACAAAGTGGAGCTGCAAAAAGTCAAGACCCTCTGAATCGAGAGTAACTAAACCATCTTTGCTCGACAGGCGAGTAGCTGCCCTATCTATGTAAGACTTTTTCAGCCAGTGATTAGGCGAATCCGGGTTAGTAGTTCCGAAAAACTTACTATCATTCAGGGAGAGACGGGAGGTTAACATACGGAAAACCGACTCAGGCCAGGTACTAACCTCGTCCCCATACGCTCCCTGTAGCGTGAGTCCCTGAATCTTACTCACTGCCAACTCGTTATTGGCACTTGCGATATAGACAAGCTGCCCGAATATTCGAACCTCACCAGCCCCCATATTAATTTTGCAACGTCTCGGCCCGACCATTTTCTGTATCGGATCTAATACGTTACGCTTGAGTGTCCGCTCCGTTTTACCGAGCATAGCTAACGGCTCATCGTTTTCTTGTCTTGCACATTCTCTAATAAACTGTAACCAGCGTAAGTCGGCACAAATACTCTTACTCGACCTGACCGAACCTTCCCACAGGTTTAACCGCCGAGTAGCACTAGCAACGCTACTAGCCTGAAAATCAGTCAGGGGTTTAATCATCTCAATTCCATCTCAGAATGTTAAACCAACGATGCGACGCTCGATGCATTCCAGGCCAACCGTGCCCAGTGCACCGACAATGCGGCCACCTATCCCGTTTAGCGCTACAGCGGTTTAGTGGTGGCATTACTGAATCCTTTCACAAAGCTGCGAGCAGTACCCTGTGCCCCGTTGACACATTGTATGGATTTCCATACCGCAGCTCTTACAAATCATCCGGCTCATCTTCAACGTCACCTGCACTTGCCTCCTCAATAGTGCCGAGCATCGAACCTAGCCACGAATCAATATCCGATCCCTCACTGCGGCCAGGGAGGTTACTCACGCCTAACAGTTTGGACTGCTGGTCCAAGGTAGCTAATGCCTGCTTATGGGCTGGAATGTCCCCTTCTAGTGCCGTTTCATAAACTGCCGACAAGAGACCTTCTAGCCGATAAACTTGCAAGGCTAACAACTGACGAGCGGGAGTCTTTGTGACCTCTTGCAAGGCTTCCTCAATATCTTTTTGCACTCGCCATTTTGGCTTAGAA